AAAGGGGCAATTAAGCCCCTTTTAATTTGTATTCGTGAAAGACTATATCGAATCCTTCATTTGCATATACTTCTAATCGCTTTTGGAAGTGCCTCCATGTAGCGTTTTCTCGATCCTTATATTTGCAATCGTCTCCAATATCCCACACGTCGACCGTATCTTTACCAGTCTTCTTATCCATTCGAAGTCCTCTACCGATAAGCTGTGGAATATCAATTGCAGATTTGATCTGAGCTGCAATGACAATATGGTTAATGTTGTTAATACTGATACCAGTTCCAAACGTCATTAGCGACACAACGCCGATTGAATTCTTTAGAGTGTCAATTTTTTCGGCGATAGCGACGCGTTTGTTAAGCGATACCGTCCCACTTGCGAAGAATATTCCTTCACATTCTTCTGGAGCAGAATTTGTGAATAATTCGTGTAGAGCCCTGCCATGTTCTTCTCGACGAAACACTGTCAATGAATTGCCTTTGAGTTTAGTGACGAGTTTAGTAAGGAATACATTCCTTTGCTCGTGTTCTGCAAAGAAGACAACTTCATCTTGGAATTCCATCCCCCATCGATTCTTCTTAATTTTTGGGTCGAATCGTGTTCCACTTACATGTTTACGATCTGAATCAGAGTAGCGAAGTATAATTGCGTGAACAGTAGGCTTTGACGCTACACCTTCCTCGATCTGCTCTTTATTGGTAGATACTCGCTTAGGCTCACCAAACATTCCAACTAAGGTAAGCCGATCGACCTTACTATCATTGTCTAGAGTTGCAGTGAAACCGTACCGCGTTCCAATGTGTCCACATTTTGATATGATTGTTTGTAGCGATTTTGCTTTAAATTTATGGACTTCATCGCCCATAATGACGTCAAATTGCTTGAACCATTCATCCTCATAATCGACGATACTTTGCCAAGTGGTCACAAACACGTCACATTTACTGACTGGCAAATCATCGTAAACTGTCGTTGTAACAAATCGTTTTGATCCGTTATACTCATTTGCAATATTAGAGGATAATTGCTTGACCAGTTGGCCTCGGTCAATAATAATCAAGGTCTTTTGCTTTTGCGCAGCGTGAAACCCACAAAGGCCAAACATAATATACGATTTACCATTTGAAGTAGGAGCTAGAATAATTGCTCTTCCTTCATTGACACAGTGTCTAACAGCTTCACGTTGAGAAGGACGTGGCGTATAGGGACCGCCTAGACGTTCGTATAAACCATCAACCTTATCAATCTCGATTTCATAATCTCCGACACCTTCGTAGATTTCATCGTCGATTTCAAAATCATAGTTGCTATGTTCAGCGAAAGTGATTAGACGTGGAAGCAATCCTTTGTAGATTTGCTTCGTCTTAAGGTTGAGCATTGAAATCTTACCATTCCATATGCCCGCCTTGTAACGTTTATCGAACTGATACCCGTTTGGATGAAAAGAGAATTCGTCCTTGATTTCTTGAAGAATTGGGTAACTCGCGTCAACCTCAATATACGTCTGATCGACGTGCCGAAAGATAATATCCATTAGTTACCATTGTTAAACTTGCGACTTTCTACAACATTCTTGATTGCAAATCCGCGATTATTGATGTGTCGAATAATATTGTCTAGAAAATTAGCTGCCTGCGCCATCTCAGCTACTTCGAGTCCTTTATCGATAAGGATATCGTCAGCAGCGAGTCTCTGTGCCATGTCAGTTTTGATTACGATTCTTTGGTTAGGCTTCCAATCGTAAGCTTTAAGCGTGTCACGATCCAGATTACCCAAATAGTATTCAGTCCTTAGAAAGCTCAACTTGGCATATTCACTTTCAAGGCGCTTCAATTTCATTTTTACAGTATTGAATATCTTGTGGTATTTGTGATGAAGCTCTAGACTATCTTTCTGAGCTGTTTCGATGTCGGATAGATCGAGGATCGAGTCCTTTGCCCAAGCAGATTCGATGCGATCCAGTACGCCTGTAGACATAAGTTCTTCCCTTTGAAAGAATAAATCTTCCATCAGGAACCCTGATTTGTCAACGGCACCATAGTAAACTTGGTGTAATCAAAGGTTACATCACAAAGAATAGTTACAGCATCTTCTTGAGCTGCATGAATCTCTAGTGTTCCAATAGAGATTGGAAACAAGTCTTCAAAGATGAACTCAATTTGCGGGTTATATTTATTTGTGAATACTAACAAACTCGCTAAAGATGTTTTTGCTCGTGTCTGTTGACCTGGAGATACTCCCGGAGTATTATATTGATCGAAATTGTCAGGTGTGCCGTACTCTTCCATCCATTTCAGAAGTTGGTGGTAGTTCGTTAGATCCGAGTTAACTCGGAATCTGATGGTAAGAGGATCATACACCAAAGCATCTCCTGGATACTTTATAACAGTAAAGGGAGTCGGGTATCTTGCAGCGGTAGCTGATACGCCCGGTACAGGCGCTGAAACGCAAAAATAAGTGACGCCAGGAATACGGTCGATCACCAATTCAAAATCTTTAGACTGAAACTGTTGTTTCGAGAAATTATCCATTGAGTATTTATAGGACGTTAATGACCAGTGATGTTTGAAAATCGTCAAGATGTAGTTAGCTATATTAAACAGACTCGAGAGAGTTTTAATATATCTCTTTTAGAAGCTATCACTCACGTATGCGAGAAGTTTAACATTGAGCCTGAAGTGATGGCTTCATGGATTCGACAATCTCACAAGTTACGTGATGAGCTACGTGAAGAAGTTGGAAAGCTAAGGCTATTGAAGTGACCACATTTGAGGTATACAAAACGTACCTTGCATTGAGCAGACATTTTACTTCAACATACGACTTCATTAAGTATAATGGCCAAGTCAAGGTAAGTAAGTCTGCATTAGATAAACGTAATGACAAGAAGATCTTCTCTCGAATTGCTCATTATAGAGATCCGAAGAACTTCCTCATTGGCAACTTCCTATACAATCCATCAACATGGATTGGAGACTTCAACGAGGATTTTCGTCTTCGTTTTGAGTACTCGATGAGCAATGGATATAAACTATTCCAAGAGCAGTGTTTGCCGGCTCTTTTACCAAATTTTAATACCAACTTTATAGTTGACAATTCTCACTCAATACCATATACGTTAAGACTGTTAAGTGATGGTAAGATATCACTTCATGATGTTTGCGCCTTTGAGACATTACTAGCATGTGATGCTAGATGGAAGACCAAACCTCAATATATGATTTTTGGTCAAAAATCCAATTTTATTGTCAAAGCTGCGCCATTCTTCGATATTGACATTGATAAATACAAGACTGCACTTGTGCAGTATTTTCAATGATTTGAATGATGCTAAGGATAGGAGATTACAATGGCAAGTTCATTCGCCGCACTACGATCTAAGAGAAAGACCTCAGACCTTGAGGCAATCCAGGCCAAGCTTAAGGCCTCAAAATCAAACACCTCCCGTGATGAAGTTGAAGACGACGATACTTATTGGACGTTGAAGCATATCATTGGCCAGGATGGCAAGGGTACTGCACGTATTCGGTTCCTCCCGGCAACAGAGGGTGAAGATGACCCCTATGTAAAGTGGCAGGAATACGCTTTCAAGGGCAAGTCTGGTAAGTGGTACATTAACAAGAGTCGTATATCTCTTGGTAAGAACGAAAGCGATCCAGCTTACGAATACAATGGTAAGATCTTTGGTGACAAGTCACTCACTAAGGAACAGCGTATGAAGAAGCTTTTGAATCGTAACGAGTTTACAGTCGCAAATATTCTAGTTGAATCGGATCCGGCTGCCCCTCATTACGAGGGCAACAATTATAAGTTCAAGTTTGGCCCTCAGATTTGGAACATGATTGAAGCAAAGTTGTTTCCTCAGTTTGACGATCAGAAGCCTGTAAATGTGTTTGATCCGTTTGAGGGTGCATCTTTCACGATTCGTGCCAAGCAGAAGAAGATTCCGAATCGCAATGGCGATGGAACAGTTTCTGTACCAACATATGAAGACTCTTCGTTTGGTGAAGTGTCATCTATTGTAGATGACGAGGCAGATTTCGACGTAATCTGGGAACGTCAGTATCCTCTAAAGGAGATTGTATCTGAAGACAAGTTCAAGCCATACGACCAGCTTGTTAAGGAATTCAATCGTGCAATGGATATTGAGTCTTCTGATGAAGAGTCCGAAGACGAAGATGAGAAGCCAAAGACTAGAGTATCTCGAAAGGAAACTGTTGAAGAGCCTGAGCTAGAAACTCGCTCTACTAAGGGAACTTCAGGATATAAGTCGAAGACTACAACTACTCAGGATCTAGACGACGAAATCCCTTTTGAAGAAGAGGAAGTTGTAAAGGAAACGACTTCCAAGGCTTCCAATAAAACTAAGACAGTCAAGCCTGAAAAGACTGCAATTCTCGAAGATGACGATGATGACTGGTTCAACAGTCTGAAGAAGTAAAAAAGGGGCCAATTGGCCCCTTTTTATTCGATATATCCTGATCCTGGTGCAAAGTAGAGTGCCCGATCCCAAGTAGACATGTCAGGTCTTGTTGATGGTACTCCTCCACCTGATCTAGAGTTTCCGCCACCAACATTAACACTTGATGATTGCTGGTTATTCTGTGTTACAGGAGCAACTACAGTAATGTTGTTTCTTACAGAAGGTGTTTCTTCCGCAAATTGTCTATAAGCTCTTGATAATGGCTGGTTCGTAGCCTGACTAACCTGGGTATTTGAGTTGGTAGGTGCTGTGGAAGATCCAAGCTTCTCCATTAACCAATCACGTCCCCAAATATTTTCAGGTATCGATGATGCGATAAGTCGCTTGATATCATCCCATGATGGAATGATACTCATAATACCATCCATAAGACTTTGGACTTTAGATACTATATTCTTCCTAAGTGTCTCGAATAATGACTCTCCCTCGGCACCACCGAGCAACGACTTTAAATCAACCATTGAGAGTAAATTGGTGATTAGATCACCAAACGTACTCATGAACGAGTCACGGAAAATGTTGAAGTATCCAAGGATATTAGTCAAGAATGACTGATCCCCATACTTACCAACGCCGAATATTCCCTTCATGTGTTCAACAATATCTAAGAATGCATCCTTAAAACTAGCGGAGAATTCTTCGAGCCATTTTGCGGCATCGTCAAGTTTAAACAGTTTCAACACGCCAGATGCTATAATAGTGACCCCATCAATTATCCCAGCAAATAGTGTAGCGCTGATACCCATTAAATTACCAATGACTCCGTCAGCACCGTTTTCACCAAATCCAAATATACCTACAATTCGACTAGATAGATCCCCAATCATATTGAAGAATTGTTTGACTGTTTTACCAATCACAGACATTAATGTAGGAATCGCTGTTCCTAATAGGTATATCAAGGTATTGTTGATAAAGTCGCCGAATGCCAAGAACGCACTCTCACCTGAACTATTCCACCAACTAGCTAAAGCTGCACTTACAGGTTGAAGCACTTCTTTATAGAGCCACTCGAAAGTGGGGGCGATATTCTCAGTCCAAATTTTGGATAGAGCGTTAATGTACTCTCCTACCTTAGCTGGATCTTTGTATAGAGAGTATAACGCTGCGCCGACAACTAAACCTACAATTCCACCCATGAATTTAGATGACAGTAGAATAAAGCGGATCGCCGATCCGAGACCACCTACTAATCCTGATCCCGCACCGACCCCCAGCTTGGCCAGTTGTTCGAAAGCTATTCCTCCTAGTGTACCACCAACTGCACCAAAGAATGAAGCAGAGGCTGCGATCATTTTGAGAGCCTTCTCAATCTGAGAATTCTCAGGAATGAGCGCACTATAAATGTTGAGTCCTAGGGCTTTTACGCCAGTAACAGTGTCACGTGAAGACTCACGAATCCGGTTTGACATGTCATGTTCGAACCATCTCTTGAAGGAAATCGATAGGTCCTTCAAATACTGGGTCTGACGAGCGGCGTATGAAATAAGTGGAGTAACCTTGGAGTCAAATATCGAGGTCAGCTTGTCAAACATCGGAATATTATTCCGAGCTACATCGATGATTTTCTTGCCAATCATCGCACCGAAAGAAACGAATAGTCCAGAAGTCTTCTTAGCTTCTTCAAAATATGGTGTAAATGACCCAGCCATCTGATCAGTTAACTGATTCAAAGGAGCAAGGGTCTTTTTGATTGTGAGATCGAGTACTGTTAACCCACCTACAACTTTTTTCTGAGTAGTTTCACGAGCGATGTCATCTGCAGCATCAATGTGGAAGGTATGTGGGAAAGTAGGTATATTGATACCTACAATCTTGTCCGCTACGTCATTGATCCCTTGCACTACACGATTCTGAGTAGTTTCACGAGCGATGTCACCACTTTCAATTGGGAGTGGGATAGGAATGTCTAGAGTTGGCGCAGGAATTTTGAACTTGTAGGATGAAGCATCCTCATATACTCTTGAGGATTGAGGCTTTACTGCTCGAACAATTCGATTAGCCGCATTTGCGATCATCCGCTCAGATGTCGACACAGACATTGCTACGGCTGCTTTCGAATTTACGTTCGAAATAGCAGCAGCGTCGGCCAATACCTTATCGGCAAGATCTCTCGGGTTAAAGGCTGTTTGACCAAATGAGGATAGCTTTTCAGCTTCAGTTCTTGCCACTAGTGTCTACCTCATAATATTCCTCTTGAGCCATAGCTTGGGCTTCAATTTGAGGACGTCTAGGTCCAGATTTTCTGAATGGGTTTGGAAGTTCATTGAACCCCATGTAAGCTACAATTACAGCGGCCATTGTAGATGCAAACCATGAATATGATTCACTGATAATAGCTAGCCAAGACGTGTCAAGACCCCAATAATTAAACCATAGGGGAAGGGCTGTCCAATATAAGATAGTGGTAATTACCAATATAAAGAAAGCCTGCCAGGCCATCTTACGACGGTTACTCCAACGGAGAACTGGAATTTCTCCGTCAGTTGATGAATAATCGCGAGGTGTAGGTAACATGCCATGTGCCATAATGGACTATTTATGGCTGGCGGTTCTGTTCTTTGGCTCGTTCTACATCTTCCATATGCAAACCAATACGAATGTCTCTCTCATATGGATGCATCATGTTGATGGCTTCGTAATCGATAACTTCATTTAGTCTATGACATATGCGATACCAGTCAAGTATCTGCATATAAGCATTCATCATGACAAAAAATCAATTTCGTCGCTCGACAGTTTGATTTTTTCACCAGTACTAATCTCTACAGCATCCACAACAAGTTTCGGCATTGTAGAAACAAACTTGTATAGCTCAGCAGACTTACCCTGCAACCCTTCGACGAACTCGGCTACTTCAGCTCGAGAGGTATCAGTTCCTACAACGTAAACATTATCTGCATCGTAAATTGAATGAACTGAATCGATAATAGACTCGAAAATAGCTTCAGACTTAGTCTCTTCATTGAACTTTGATGAATAAGCGACACGCTGATCGAATGATAGGTCTCTCATTACGAGGCCAATTTCATCAGTTAGCTGGATCTTATATTTGTGATCTTCTGGGATTTCAACCTTGAAGTCTTCAACTCGTAGAGACACCTCATGTTGGACACCATCAGGATCAACATAACGGGCTTCGATCTCCTCTCCTACGCTTTTTCCGCGAAGATGGAGCATAATCAAGTCAACTTCAATAGCAGGTAAGTTACCAACTACCCCGTCCTGCAAAGTAACACAGTTATTAAGAACCTGCTTAAGATTTCTTGAATAGAACCCAGGATCGTTACTCTTAGACGTTGCAATAGAAAGAAGAATCTTCTCTTCAGCTACAGAATATGGTCGATATACAATTTCCTGTTCGGAAAGTGGTAGTGTTAGGGTATATTCAAGTCGGGGAATTTTAGGGAGAGCCATGATAATCCTATGATAGGTTAAAGCGTTGCACGTATTCTTCTAGATTTGCATTTGGGGTCAGGCCTTGAAGGGACCTAAGGCTCCGTGTTGAGCTATCTGTAAAGCTATTTATAGGTGTTCCTGATGAAGCCATTGATCCGTTAGGCGACATCTTATAGGATCTATACGTAAACGTTACAGGTATTCTCATAATTGAATCATTCTGAGCCCAATTCAATTCAACAGCTCCAAGATTAACTGGGAAGGCCTTATTCAAGGTATATGTTTTGTAAATTTGCGATGTAATATCATATAGATACAACTCAATCGTCCCCCAATATTCGGCAGGATAATTGAACATCTCAGCAGGTATACCTGCATCAGAGACTTCTGATTCTCCGTCAAAATTGGTGACTAGGGACAGCCACTTCTGAACGAACTCCAATACCTGTCCACCCGCATCTCCTAGAATCGATACAGTGAAATCTTCAAAATTAATCGAGTTTGGCCGCTTTTCAACTAAACCGTATCCTTTATGTCGGATTTCATCTAGTGACAATACTACACCTGGTAGATTTGCCGTATCACAAAGCATCGGCAAGTCGTTGACAACTGGAGTATCGACACCGGCAGGCGGCGTAAAATTGACCGCATAGTGAGTGCTTCTCGCCAACCCATACTTGCCTATAGTCGACCTTATTTCGTTGATATTGAACAAAATCCTGTATCCTCTTGTTCAATATTTATCGATAAATACTCCATAATGGCGTCATATCTTCAAGGCTTGTATAAACCTCAGCACCCTGAAAAATTCAAAGGGGATATTAAGGGAATAGTGTATCGTTCATCTTGGGAGCTGAAATACCTGAGAATGATTGACACTGACCCAAACGTGGTTGCATGTTCATCTGAAGAAGTCATAATTCCATATAGAGACTATAATGGCAAGCTCAGACGTTACTTTATGGATTTTTACGTCAAGTATGCTGATGGCCGAGAAATTCTCGTAGAGATCAAACCATATATCCAAACTATTGCTCCAGTACCAGGAAAGAAGAAACGCAAGACTTTGATGCGAGAAGCTCTAACGTACGGAATTAATCAGTTAAAATGGGAAGCGGCTCGTAAATACGCTGCAAAAAAAGGTTGGGAATTCGTCATCTTGACGGAAAATCAACTAGGGATTAAGTAATGGTTACTAATATCTATAGTGATATCCTTAAACAAGGAACTTCTAAAGGATATCAATACGGAGACGTCGAACTTCGCGACTGGTTCCGTGATAAGGCATTGCAACTAACGTCTTCTCAAACTAGCATTAATCGTACACTTAATCGTCAGGGAGCTAAGGCGAGCACTGTCCCTACAGCACGTATCGGTCGTATGTTGATGTATAGATATGACCCGAAACACAAAGCTACATTGCCATATTATGACAAATTTCCTATAATATTTCCGATTGAGAAATATAAGGACGGTTGGTTAGGAATCAACCTACATTATTTGCCGCCTGTTTATAGAGCGCGGTTGATGGATGCACTCTACGACCTCATCAACAATGATCAGTATGATGAGACAACAAAACTTAAGATCAGTTATAAGCTATTGGCTAATGTTGCAAAGACACGATACTTTCGTCCTTGTATCAAGAGATATCTCTTTTCTCATGTCAAGAGTTCATTAGTCGAAATCGATCCAAAAGAATGGGACTATTGCGCTTTTCTTCCTTTAGCTCGATTCGCTAAAGCTGATCAGAGGAAGGTGTGGGACGACTCGATCAAGATGATACAGGCAAAGAGGTAAAAAATGGCAAGTTCAGATCCGAACGTTACTAGCGGTCGAGCTAACGCTGCTGATGGAAATTTGAGATTTCCATTAACTGAGAACCTATCAAATGGAACTCTGTTAAGATTCGTCTCTTATGATCGTTTGACGCCAAATGCGATGGCCGGTGAAAAGAACACAGTTTCAGTGTTCTTGCCAATTCCTATGGGTGTTCCCGATCGCGCAGCCATTCGCACGTCTCATCACGATTTAGGAATAGTAGGAAACATTACTGGAGATACGGTCACAAAAGCACTAGGTGCTTACGCTTCAACTCAAGATTTATCTGGTCAGCAAGTATATGAGATCGGCAAGTCATTTCTAACAGATCAGCTAAAACATCAAGTGTTGGATTTGCCGAAGCAGGGTCTTCGGGGTATTGCTCTGAATCCTTTGGTTCCTGACGGCATACAGCGGAATGCTCAGGCTTTTGCTGGTGTTGTTACTAACCCTCATACCACAATGTTGTTTGACGGCGTCAATTTGAAGACATTCAACCTTCAATGGAGATTGTCTCCAAGATCACTTCAAGAGTCTGAAACACTTCTACGGATTATCAACACTATCAAGGAAAGAATGCATCCTGAAGAAATCCTTAGCGGATTTGCGTTGAATTATCCTGACTTGGTGTATGTTGAATTTTTGGGAGATGTTAAGAAGTGGTTGCCTAAATTCCAGAAAGCTTTCATCTCGGATATTACTGTGTCACAGGGTGCAGGTCTTGGATTCTATAAATCAGGTGCCCCAATCGAACATGAAATTCAGATTTCTCTTTGTGAGATCAACATTGTAACCCGTAACACATTGCAGAAGCAGAACGCGTAATGGAACTATTCAGATATTTGCCTAGGGTGATGTATAATGGGGCACTGAGTACCAATCTCATTGCTCGAATTGCGCCAGTTATCAAAAATTTCAACCGTTTTGCAGTGTATTATCCTTACACTGTAAAGGAAGGTGAGCGTCCAGACACTATTGCGTATGACTATTATGGTTCATCTGAATATGCTTGGCTGGTGATGATCGTTAACGACGTATATGACTATTATACACACTGGCCTCTAACAACTTCGGAATTCTACGACTACCTTAGAAAGAAATATGGGGAAGTGTATGAATTGAATAGTGTTATTCATCACTATGTATACACTGGGAATGGCGAAGAAATCGAAGAAATTGAACGTAAAAGTTGGTGGATGACTCCTGATACCTTTAACTTGTCAACTGAAGATGAGCAGTTGGGATGGTCACCAGTATCAACTTTTCAATATGAGCTAGACGTGAACGAGTCAAAACGTAATATTCGTCTAATAAGTAACGAGATGCTGTCACGAGTTGATCGCGAACTCTCGGAGTTATTTACTAATGGCGCAGAATAGTTATGCACTCAAGATCGATAGTATCATAATCCAAAAATTTGGGTCAATGGTAGGTGGGTCTAGAACTACTGCAAATCTCGAAGACTCGATCGATATCACACTTCAGGCACATGAAGTCAGCATATTTGAAAACCTATTTTCACCAGTAATTCGTTGTGAGATTGCAGTAGTAGATTTCATTGGGCTATTTGTCAACTTCCCAATGTCTGGCGAGGAAATTATCACAATCAAGTATTCTACTATTGCTGATGGAGCCACGCCAGTAACGTTGTATTTCGTAACAGACGCAGTCAAGAACGTCAATATGGGTGACGACGGACGTAGTGTAGGCTTCGTGTTGTGTGGTGTAGCAATTGAAGCTTGGGCAAACGCCAAACAGAAAGTCCAGCAAGCATACGAAAATAGTACATTACCTCAGACAGCTAAAAAGGTGTTTGAGGAGCATATTGACAAAAGAACCAAGAAGTTCTTTCCACGATACTTGGCTCCGACCTTTATTACAGATGATAATGATACTAAACCATGTACCTTCGTAATACCAAATTTGTCACCATTTTCAGCAATGTCATTACTTGGAGACTTGGCAGTCAACGTAGTGAATGACAAGAATTATACCTATCTTTTCTACCAGACCATGACGGGGTTTAATTTTCGAACATTACAAGGGCTGTTTACAGGGCGCAATGCTAGAGATGCAGCTAAACGGTATAGTTACATTTATCTATCAGATGAGATTAACACTTCTGATTCAAGGTTAAAAAATGATGGTCGAGTTGTATCTAACTTGGTTAATAATAGGCGATTTGGAACTCTTCAGAAGTTATCTGGTGGGTATTTCCACAATATTCTATTTGAGATTAACATTGCTCAGAAAGCAGTTTGGGGAGAAGATACTAAGATCGAAGAAATCAATACATTGTATGACAACAAACTTAATACGGAAGTGTACACTAATCTAGCATATGTTGAGGGAAATTCTGAAGAATCTAACCGTACGAAGTACGTTGTTACTACTCAACGTGAAAACGATGATCAGTTTCCATTATCACGATCTCGAGATCGTTGGGGCAAGGACATGATGTCGAAGAGCGCCATGTCCCAGATCGACTACACTGTGACGATTCCTGGCACTAATAGATTTAAAGCAGGTAGTCTTTTTCATCTTGAAATTCCTGAAATGCACGGGTTTGAAATTCTCAAACGTGACGATTTCGTCTCAGGGCTATTCATGGTAACTGAAGTCAAACATATTTTGACTATGGGAGGGTATCATACAACAGTTTTACGGATCAATAAAGATAGCTACGGTGATTCAATTGACCGTAAGAGTAGGTACAAGTAATGGGTGATTTTTACGGATCCAATGCCAATTGGTTTGTTGGTGTTGTAGAAGAAGTGATTGATGAATCGTATGTCAGAGTTAGGATATTCGGAATCCATCCTACTATCGATAAGGATAAAGTACGAACTGATCAGCTCCCACCTGCATTAGTTTTATATCCAACTTCAGGCGGGCAAGTATCTTCAGGCTCTTCTTCTCATAATATCCAAGTTGATTCTTGGGTTAAGGGTTCGTTTGCAGATTATCCAATCTGCATGCAGCCGATGGTGGAATTTGTTGTCCAAGGAACAGATTATTCAGGATCAAACTACGTTTCCCAGGGGGGAGAATTTGTTAACGAAGGCACCAACGAAGGAACAAATGGAGATCCTGGCAACGTAGACACCGGCGCCACAACAAATATACCGGGTAATTCAAACGTTCAAAAGTCATATAATTATATCACTGCAAAGTTACAATCTGAAGGTAGTTCAAGAGACACTCATATACACGCCTCTGCTGCATGTGGAGTATTAATGCTCGAAACTCCAGGTATTAACCCAAATGTAGTTGGCGGTTATAAAGGAAGAGCGTGGGGAATTTGTCAGTGGCTCGGCTCAAGACGAGATATGTTATTTCGAAAATATGGTAGAACTAAACGTCTTGACCATCAATTGGATTTCATGTGGTGGGAACTACAGAATACTGAACGTAGAGCAAAAGGCCTTTGGTTGAATTCAACGAATCTACCAGATTCTGTAGCTGGGTTTTGTATGTTTGAGAGAGCTGAAGAAGTAAAGAATGGTCGAGTCATTAGATCTCATGGAAACTTTCAAAAACGCCTTAAATACGCATATCAAGTATATAACAGTATAAAACAAACTCCGGCCAATAGTGGCGGCGGGATTGGTTCTGCATAATGTGGTCAAATGAATTTAAGACTCTCGATAATCTCGGTATCAAGAAAGTTAAATCGATTGATATTAGTTGGGATTTTAAGGAAAATGCGAAGAGTGGATTTGTAATCGATACTGACGGTAATATTCTTAACTCCAATGTTGCTAGCAATCTACGAATTGTGTTGGTAGCTCGTCGGAATGTCAGACCTTATATGACAGGAAGCCAACGTCAGAGGATAGTCGATATCCTCTCAAATCTTGCGGGTAGAGCTGGTTCTATTTCAATTAGCTCAAATAATGGAGAATTGCAAGAAACAATTCTCGCCATATACAGGAATATAATGGGATGATGGAACCAGGTCGTAGGTCCAATAAAGAGATCACTTCTAACACAGGCGAAGGACTTTCACCTTCGGCAGCCTCAAGTCTACGCGTTGTTGAGCCAATGCGTGTTAGTATGGCTACACCAGCTAATATGCAATACGCTGGTGAAGATGATGCCGTCAAGGTCTTTACTGGTCCTGGTGATGGCGACTATGTTGCAGGTAATTCAGAGCCTAATCCACAACGTTGGGGGTATACTGCACCTTCCGGTTCTCGTGTTGAAGTTCATGATGGACAAGGTGAAGAACGAATAACACTAGTCCATCACTCGGGCGCGGCGGTTTCAATTGACCCTGACGGATCAATTTTTCTTGTTTCCACTTCTAAACGAGGATCTGGAATAGCATCTCCTTTCGGTGACGTTTTCATTAATGCTGGCGGAGATATAGCTATTCAGGGTTCGGCTTCAGTGAGTATCGACACTCCTGGTGACTTAAATCTCAACGTTGGTGGAACACTAAACATCCGATGCAACAGTTACAATTTATTAACGAAAGTTGAAGAAGTTACTGTTGATGGCCATGCATCTAGAAACGTTACAAAAGATCAGAGTGTAGTAATAGGTGGAATTAGTCGTGAGACGGTTGCTGGTGACAAACGTGAGCAGATTTCAGGAAACAAGATCGTTGACATTGCAAAGGCGATGACCACGAGAATAGACGGTAATGAAGATCATCACGTGACAGGTACTAGAAAAGTTCAAGTCAAAGGTGATCATCAGCTTACATCAAAAGCTAAAACCAATATCTTCTCCGATGGCGACTTATCTGTCCATACCAAGACAGTGTTAAATACCAGAAGTGGCGGAAATACGAAGATCGAGTCAAAGTCTAGGTTTGATGTCGAGTCAACTGCACAAGCTTCCATCAAGACTGCTAGTGTTATGACGTTAATGGGTGCTACTGGCTGGATCGCTGGATCTCCCGAATCTACTAACCTTAGTGGTAAAAATGTTGTAGTTGAAGGAACTGAAGGGATTGATATTCAGACTCTCGGGACAGGTAAATTCTGGTCTCAGACTCTTGATATGTCTGGAGATACTATTTTACTAAAAGCAACTACGTTAATTGCTCCTCCTCCAACTGGAATTCTACCTCCAGAAACTGCAGAAGCAACCGCTATCAGCGTATCAACAAGTGTTGGCGATCCAACAGAAGGTGTCGAACCTACTGAAGCTGAGACTCCTGATGTCAATGATGTGATCGACAGTTTGACTTCTAATCGAAAGTATCCAGAATATGCTGGAAACGGAGTTCATGAGAGTGCTCAGGCTACAAATTTGAGCCGGATTTCTGGAGATGAGCAGGATCAGGCAGAAGACGTATATAACGAGTATTCAGGCCAGAATCAAGGAAATATCAATGCATCCTACCCAGGAGAATCGGTAGATACTTTACCTGATACACCAGTAAATCGAGATCCTAACATTGAAGCCGTTGATCCGGATATATCAACTCCGTCACAGAATGAATTAAGTGCTAAGATTTCGAAGTACTTTACAATGGGCCAGCTTGTGAATGGATCTACCTCAAGCTATCGCCCACCTACAAGCAAATGGGAACAAGTCGCTGGAAACGGAGTCAAATTAGCAGTAAATGTGTTGGACGCTATCAAGGATAAATTTCCTGATATTATCATAACCTCTTGGTATCGCCCTGCTAAAAAAGGATCTACAAACCACGTTACAGGACGCGCAGTAGATATCGTAGTTCACTCTCGATCTCTAGCTAGACACGCGGAAATCGCCCGCTTTGCTCGAGATAACTTACCTGTTGACCAAGTGTTTCTCGAAAAGAATAATACTGGACGTACGCATGTGCATCTAAGAGTTTCAGAGGGTAAGGGTTCTAGTCCTAGAGTTATGACGTGCGGCAATGCAACATGCACTTCCAATACTCCAGGAATTGATGTTAACTTCCTCATGCGTAAAGGTGTAAAATGAGTATTGAAACTGATCCAACTAGAACAACTCAAGGAACTGAGTCTGAGTATGACATTGACTCTGGAGCTTCTGAAGTACAAAGAGGGCATTTTAAGAAACCTCAGTTCTTCGGGGACAACTCTATGTCAGCGCACTTTACGGCGTTTTCTTCTGCTGTAGCTGCCGCCGCTTCCTTTGGCGGTGCTTCATCATACCTAGTCAACGATCTAACAGATCAAAGGACTGACGAGGATTCTTACTGGAGGTTAACTGTCTCAGAATATGATGAGATTCGCCGCAAGGCAAGTTCTATGGGGAGTTTTGGAAATATTCCTTATGATGTAGCTGAAGACTTTCTGGTAATCTTGTGTTATATCAATCGGTTAGATGATATGATATTGATTGCCGACACACTACAGATCCCCGAATTGGCAGACTCTACCATACTAAGAAAACCATTTTTGATCTTAGCTGTTCCAGGATTGGAGAAAGCGGCATATCTTGCTTCTGCCGTCGAAGGTCTTATTAACCTATTTCGAAAGTATCTAAACTCGTCTCAGTATACTCCTACTACTTCTGGCGAATCTATGGATAGCATCCTTCAAAATTTGGGTGCAATGGCTAGTGGTTTGGGAGGTGGAGCTGGAATAATGGCTCAGCTAGAGTCTGGCACTTCTGACTCTGCAATGGGTAATTTTCTGTCGGAACTTGTACTCGAAAAAAGAATTCCTATGTCTGTGATTGCAAAGAATCCAAATATGCAATCGCCGTCGTATACTGGAAAGGCATTTTTCGGCGAATCTCCTACTGCATTATCACTTGTTGATATGAAAGCAATTTTTGCTAAGAAAATTGGTTGCTTTCCTAAACCCTCAAACGGTTCTGGCACTACTTCATTTTCACTTCAGAATATGGGGTCTTTAGCTGGAGGTATTTCTATTCAAGGTCTAATATCGAAAATGAATTTTGGATCAACTAGTGTAGAACCAGGTACCAAGAAATTTCGTCAGATCTCAGCGATCGGAGATCAACTTAATTCTTTGACTGGTGCTAGATTAGATGAAACGGTCGATGTGCGTCGCGCGGATACTGCAATACCATTGATGTCGGCGCTGTCAGCAATATCTGCAGGAGAACAAACTAGCCCATTCAATGCAGACACGTTTAAGTCTGGCTGGACTCAGGCAAATGGAGTATCCAACCACTTGCAAAATAACGGTTCCTCATTTTTGGAAGCTATGAGGCGATTCCTGTAAAGCATCGATAAATAGGTTGATGCAACAGGACGCAATTTATCGCGATTTTCGCACTAATTTTGACATCCATCCGATTAGAGGAGACCTTTCTCTAGTCGAAAATTCCGTGTCTATTGGTCAGCGACTTCGCAGTCTTGTTCGGACAGGTCGTTACGAACGTTTTTGGAACCCTGAAAAGGGTGCCGGTATACCTCAGACTATGTTTGAGCTTCTCGGCACTGATACTCAGCACTTACTCGAGGCAAAAATCCGGGAAGTTGCATCCAATTACGAGCCTGCAGCAGAGATCATTGAAGTCGGGATATCTCCAACGCCAGATCTCAATTCGTATATCTGCAAAATTGTTTACCGGCCAATAAACCAACTATCTCCCGATACCGTTGACGTAATATTTAAGCGAGTTCGATAATGGCAAGTCAGTATATCCCATCTAGTGAATTAAGTTTTGAAGCATATAAGGCTTCACTTAAGAACTTCCTCAAGTCTCAGAAGAGATTCAAGGATTACGATTTTGAAGGAAGTAACCTTGCCGTCCTAATTGATCTATTAACGTTCAACACTTACAACAACGCTCATTTTGGAAACATGGTTGGATCTGAAGCTGGGTTTATTGATACGGCTCAGTTACGAGAATCGAAAGTGTCGCATGCGAAATCGCTTAACTATGTTCCTAGATCTCGTATTTCGGCCCGAACTACAATCGATATCGAGATTTCACCTAACGACCAGCCATCTGCGATTACTATTCCCAAATATTACGCATTTAAGTCAAGCAATGGAAACGGTTCGGTAAGATTCCTTACTGATCAGGCAATTGTTCTAACACCTGATGGACAGGGTCGATATAGAATTAGTGACGTAACCATCTATGAAGGTGAGCTAGTAACTGAACGATTTACTGTTGATAGCGTCACACTAGAAGATGGTATTACTACATATGACCAGCTTTTTAACCTACAGTCTGCTAACATTGACGCTAGTTCAATAGAAGTAAACGTTTACTCTGATGAAAATGTTGAGATTCCGATAACTAAAACTCGAGCGGACACTCTTTATGGTCTAACTCCTGAATCAGATATTTTCTTTGTTAGAGGATACAAGGATAATTATTACACTGTAGAATTTGGTGATGGAATTCTAGGTCGACCGTTAGTTGCAGGAAATATTGTTGAAATTCGATATCGTGATACAATCGGTTCCGAGGGCAATGGCTCGTTCGTGTTCAATAAGACGACGCCTATTGACGGATATTCTTCAATCACTATCACTACTCTAGGTCGTGCGAGTGGAGGAGCTGAGCGTGAATCATCAGATAGTATCACCTACAATGCAACTAGACATTTTCAGGTTCAGGAAAGAGCTGTAATCGATTCTGATTTTGAGGTGTTGGTTAAAGAAAATTTTCCAGAGATCCAGTCAGTTGCTGCTTATAGTGGAGACGTCTTAGGTCATTACGGAAAAGTATACATAGTTTTGAAGCCACGTGACACTAGTGGTATTGTGACCAACACAGTTAAAAATAGGATTGTCGAGTTCATCAAGACGAAAACTCTTGTACCTGAACCTGTTATACAGGATGCGGATTATTATTTTCTTCGCATTGAAGGCGAGGCAAGATTCGGTAAAAATTCCACATCGGATAGTAGAAACGACATATCTAATGCTATTGTAAACAAACTGCTTTCACTAAATCAGACAAATTTGTCTGATTTTAATGCTAACGTTGATCAAAATACTATTGTCGACCCAATCAAAACTAGTCATCCTGCTATAGTAGGAAGTAGTGTAGATTTGAATTTGGTTAAAAGATGGTCGCCAGTACTAGGTGTAAATGAAACGTTGTCATTTGATTGTAATAATTCGATCCGCGCCTCAAAGAATGGTGCATATGTTAATCTTGATTCTTACGGCGTGAAAACATCATCATTCCAGACTATATGGAATGACAGAATTATTACTGCTGTTATCCAAGATAATGGAATTGGATCTTTGCATCTATATGAAGTGCTTGAAGGATCTTCGGTTCTACAGCGTACCAATACACTTGTCGGTAGTGTCGATTACGACGCGGGAAGTGTTAAGATTACACTTGATGTGTATGGGTATACTGATTATATCGATGTAAATCTAATCATGTCAAATAAAACGATTTCAGTATCGCAGAATCGTTGGATTTCAATTGATTCTCCATACGTTAATGTTGTTCCGGTACCAGTATGAATCTTGTAGACACTATTTCCGATCGCGTTAGACACCAATTTCCGGAATTTTATCGTGAAGAGGGATCGAATTTTATTGCGTTCGTTGAAGCTTACTACGAGTGGCTAGAACAAGAAGGTGGCGTCACAGATCAAATTCGTGACATAGCTATCATCAACGACATCGATAAAACTCCTGAAAGATTTTTGGAGAATTTCCGCAACACCTACATGCGAGATTTGCCAGTAGAATTACTTGGCAATCAACGGCTTTTCCAGAAGCATATTCTCGACCTGTACAGGTCGAAGGGATCGGATGCAGGTCTTTCACTCTTGTTTCGACTACTCTTCAATGAGGATGTCGTCAAATATATACCATCATATGATATTTTTGCTGCTTCTGACGGGGTTTGGGTTGAACCAAAATACCTAGAGGTCAGCGACGTTCCAAGTCTTTCCAATTTTGTAGGTAAGTATATTACTGGTCTAGCTTCCCGAGCTCACGCTATCGTCGAGGATATTAGATACAGCTCATTTGCCGGAAAGAAAATGTGCTTCGTGATTTTGTCGAATATTTCTGGCGAGTTCCAAGTAAATGAAGGTATCATTTATGAGGGATTAAATGAAAATGATGCTCCATACATATACGGCTCGATTCGTGATTTCGACATCGTCAGTTCATCTAGCGGTTTCGAGGTTGGAGATGTCTTAGTTGACACATCAAATCCGTATAAGCCTGTTAAAGTCACTGTAGCCAGTACTTTTAATGCTGCAGGTGCGATTGAATTTACATTAGTCGACGGCGGGTCTTACTACTCAATGGATGCCGAGGTTTTTGTAACTGCAGGTTCCAATACTTCTGGTTCTGGGGCTGCTTTTATAGTTGGCTCTATCGCAAATACATTCATGTATGAATTTAGTACTGAAATAATTGATGATTTTGATTCGGTACTATTGAATGCTTCTTCTTTTGGTTTCGGAGGAAACTCTAGTGCCAACATAGATAGTGTGATCGCAGAATCGCTGACACTAGATGAAATTCTAGTTGGCACTATTAGTTCGATTATAACGACATCGCAAGGTAAGTTGTATGACGGTGACGTCACTGTAAATGTAATCGACCCACACACAGCCGGTAGTGGCCTCGGGGGCAATGATGCGGTAGTAACTGGTCTCGCAAGCTTCGGTGATGGATTTATTAGCACAGTAGAAGTTATGGACTCAGGTTATGGATACTATAATGTTAGTCAATTAAATCTAGTTGATCCGGAATTCACATTCCGTAACGCAGTTGTTAAACCTCAATTTTCAGGAATCGGTACTGGAGAAGGATATTTCGACGATACTAGAGGTTTCCTTTCAGAGGATAAATACCTTGCTGATGGACACTATTACCAAAACTTCTCATATGTTATCAGGTCTTCGAAACCATTAGATCAATATGTTGATATACTACGTAAAACGTATCATCCTTCAGGAAACGCTGTATTTGGAGCGGTCGTTCTTAGAACAAGAAGCGAAAATACGTTAGTGTATAACAGTAGTTTGGAAGTTGGTCAATACGAATTCATATTTGGTACAGATGAAGGAGGAGAGTCGCTGATTGAAGGTCTCGTCTCCGGGTCAGATTACGTCACGTTGATTGGAAAAACATAATGGTAGATTTCTATACTCCTCAATTTAGTACAGTGCTTGTTCTAGAATCGATCAAGAACACTATTCTTGATGTGCCAACTTATATCTACATCGCTGACGGAGTTAGAGAATCAACCTCCGCAGAAGAAGTTGACAGATCTGTTCAGCTTGTGTCTGACGTGTCAAATCAAATTCTTGCAGGTAAAAGAGTTTTGGAGGAAGACATCCATAATTTGATCGTTAGAAGGCCTTGGGTCCGGGACGTCATTTATACTCAGTATGACAATTTAGTAGATTTAGAGTCTACCAATTTCTTCGTATTGTCGTCCAATAGAGCAGTTTATAAATGTATCAGTAATAATTATGGAGCCCCGTGCACAATCGAGCCAACAAGTCTTGATTTATTTCCTACGAAGTATTCTGACGGATATGTGTGGCAATATATGTTTAGACTTACAAATGCTCATTTAAATCGTTATGTAGTAGAGGGAATGATTCCGGTTATAGTGGACTCCGAGATGGTTGCTGAAGCGGTTCCTGGCACGATTGATAGAGTGACTGTATCAAATAAAGGAATGAATTACACGGCAACTCATATAGGCCAATTTTTAGAGATTGTTAGCAATAATTTGTTTCGTATTGATGACGAGGCCTCAACTATTAGTGATATATACAATGATTCGTCGATCTACATTACACTCGGATCAGGAGTAGGTCAGATTTCTCAGATCTCCGACTACACAAGTAACTCGAGTGGCAAATTTGTATCGACATATGATAACCTGGTAGGTGTAGGGCTTGATTCAAATTTCGAGATTGCTCCTGCTATAACAATTGAAGGTGATGGAAGCGGGTTTAAGGCGCGTTCTCGAGTCGAGGGTGGTCAGGTCGTCGACGTTGACGTAATTGATCGTGGAACGGACTTTTCCTTTGCAAACCTTAAAATTGTATCTTCACCTGGCAATGGTACAGGAGCTACATGCCGCGCGGCAATTTCACCTCGACTGGGTCACGGATATGACCCATCAAGTGAATTGTTTTCTCGTAGTATTGTGATCAATACTAAATTTGATGATCAAGATGTCAGTATTCCTTATGGCATCAGCTTTAGTAAATATGGTTTAGCTCGCAGTCTCAAAGAATATGCCAACACTGACGCTGTTTATGACGAAGAATCGTTCACATCTATCACAACATTAGATGTAAGTTACTTCAACGGAAGTTTCGGTAAAGGTGATATTGTTAGTGATGGAACCAATTCTGCATCTGTAGTATCTTCTAATGGAACTAGTGTCGGTGTCATATACGTTTCACCTAGCTATGAATTTTCGTCAAATACAATTGTTTCAAACCAGGGAGGTGTGTCAGGTAGAATTATCGATATTGAACCTTCAGACATTTACACTGGAGACTCAGAGATATTGTCTATTAGCACTATAAATACCATCACACGAACCAATATGTCTGATGAGACAATTAACATTGTTCTGAGAGTTTAATGTCAACACTTGAAACCCCTTTAGATACCGCACCTTACTATGACGATTATGATGCTGCTAAGCAGTATTATCGGATCCTTTTCGTGCCTAAAAGGCAGGTTCAGGTACGAGAGTTAAATCAGATCCAGTCTCTCATGCAAGAGCAGGTTCGTCGATTTGGTGATCACGTATTCAAGGATGGATCGATTGTAGATGGTTGTAATATTACCCACATTCCGAAGCTACAGTATGTCCGTGTCGACAACATTTACAACAACGACACCGCGAACGTGGCTTTCGATGAAAGCCTAGTTAATTTCCTTGCAGTTTCTCCTACAACTGGTGTTAGAGCTTCTATTCGGCTAATTAAGCCAGGATATGAGCTCCAGTATCCTGATACAAATACACTATATGTCGAATATATCAAGACTGGTCGAGACGTCGCTAATAATGAAGTATCTTCATTCCAGTCAAGCGAATCAATTGATCTTTATGTTGGCACTCAGGACAAATTTGCAAATACTTTAGATTCAAATAAAGTCTACAACTCTATCAATGTACTCACCTCTAACGTGTCCGCAAATGTCGCGTCTACTGGCATCACTTACGGTGTGACAGTTGGCGAGGGTGTAATTTATCAGAAGGGTTTCTTCGTAAAGGTTCTCCCTCATACAATTACAGTCCGAGATTATGATACGAACGTTCAGGATCAACTCGTAGGTTTCAACACAGCAGAAAGTATTGTAACGTATCTGCAGGATTCGTCTCTTAGAGAGCCTGCTACTGTTGGTGCACGTAATGCTATTGGTGCAGATCGCCTAAAACTTATTCCAAGACTTGTTTCACTATCACGTACTTCGGTAACTGATAACGACGACTTCTTCCCGATCATTCAGTTCAATGAGACAAGCCCAGTCTCACAGCGAACAGATCCAGAGTACGCTGCTCTTGGCGACGTTATGGGAACTCATATTTTTGAACCGCATGGTGACTTTTATACTAAGCCTTTCACTGTTGGTACTTCAAGTAGCGCAAACACTGAGCTATTCAATTACGTTGTAAATCCTGGTATTGGTTACGTCAAAGGTAATCGTGTAGAATTGATTGGATCGATCAACCTTCCTGTTGGCAGAGCAACTGCGACTGAGGAGGGCAATGCCAGTATCATTACATTGAATTACGGCAATTACGTCGTAGTGGATGAAGCTCTTGGATTGTTCGATTTCAAGAACACTGGAATTGTGTCGATCTACAATGCACCCCAGAATTCAGTAAGTGAAATGGAAGGAGCTGGTGTCGCTCCTTCAGGCACTCTTATCGGTACAGCGAATGTAAGGGCATTCCTTTACGATAACGGAGTAAAGGGCACTAGTGGAGCTCAGTATAGGCTTTACCTAACAAACATCAAGATGAATAGCGGATATTCATTTGCAACAGATGCGAAAAGTTTCTATGTGAATGGAGCATTTGGAGTTGCTAAAGCTGATATTGTTCTAGTAAATTCACGTGCCCAGATTCTGGATTCTAGTAAGTCGTCACTTGTATTTCCCATCGGCATTGAGGGTCTTCGGAGATTACGTGACGCTGACGGCAATAATGACACCACATATTATGTGCGTGACGTAGTAAGTGGAACCCTGCAGTCAAACGGATCTGTTACGTACACATTGAACACACCTCATGCTGGCGGTATTGAAAGATTCTTCAGTTCTCCTGGCACAATATCAAACACTAATGAATTACGTTTGGATGTTACATTCCCAACTGCTGCCCTTACTAGTGCTAAGGCAGGGTCTGTTAATGCGACTACTACTGGCAATACGTTGGTCGGAACCGGTACTGCCTTTACGACAGACTATAAAATTGGTCAAATGGCTCAGATTAGAAATGGGTCAAACAATTTTATACGTACAGTAGTTTCAATCGCGAATAATACTCAGCTTGAACTCGATGCTCCAATTGTGTCGGCTAATACTGCTGCTCAGCATAGACGTTATTTTCCTGCTGGTCATATTCTAGATCTATCAGATAACGCAGTTGTTACGGTAAACTCGAACACTCAGTTTACAGTTGCACTTTCTTCAACTACATTCGAGACTGGCGCTCCTCAGACAACATACGCTTCATATCCTGTTCTACGTGCACAAGCTGTAGAGACTAAGAAGACCGTTAAGAAGAGTCGCTATGTTAAAATTGACTGTACTTCGAATGTTGCCGGTCCTTGGAATGTTGGTTTCACTGATGTTTTTGCAATTGAAAGCGTTTGGGTAGGATCAACATACGCTGAGAGTAATCCTGAGCGTAAGGACTGGTTTATGCTTGACAATGGTCAGAATGACTCATTCTACGACCATGCAAAGATTGTGATCAAGCCAGGTTATAAGGATAAGATCAGTTCTGCAACCAGAATTCTAGTTAAGCTATCATATTTCGAATCCGACAACACTACAGGTATTGGCTTCTACTCAGTTGACTCTTACCCTGCACGTGAACCAGGTGAAACTGCGAACACTACCAACATTAGTTTTGCAGATATTCCTATTTTTAACGGCATTTCTCTACGAGATTCGGTTGATTTCCGGCCTCGCAAGTATAACACTGCAAATGATTCGACTACTATTGCAGGAGCAACTATCAACCCAGCAGTATCGAATGCGTCATTCGTTGTATCTGGTTCAGGAACATATCAGGCTGAGCCTGATACGAATTTCCAGACTGATTTGGAATTCTACCTCCCTCGTAAGGACATTATCCAGGTCAACAAGGATGGTGTCTTCACTGTCAAGTCTTCCGTAGCAAGTTTGAACGCTAGAACACCAGTCGGCGACATCGACTCGATGATCATTGCTAATTCAGTGGTTCCGGCGTATCCTTCTCTCACTTCTAACGAATCATATGGATCAAACAGATCCAAGATCCAGACGAATCTTGCAGGAAATCGTAACTACACAGAGCGTGATGTCGGCGTACTAGACCAGCGCATTACTCGTCTTGAGTATTATCAGACACTTTCTGCTCTTGAGCAGCAGGCTAAAGATTACAACGTCAAAGATGAGAACGGCCTTGATCGGTTCAAAAATGGTATCTTTGCGGATCCTTTCAACAACCATTCTCTAGGAAATGTATCAAACTTTGAGTATGGTATCGCGATCGATGAGCGTGTAGGTGTAGCGCGCCCTAAAATTAAGCGCAATACAATCGATCTAAAGGTTGGATCAGCTACAAATGTTGTAGCTCAGGGTCAGGTAGCAAAACTTCCATATGTTAGTAAGCTATTGATTGAGCAGCCTTATGCTTCCAAATATCGTAACGCAACTGAATCCGTATGGAAGTGGTCCGGCAACGTAACTCTTTTCCCTTCATATGACTTTGCTCAGGATGAAACTCGTCTTCCTGATGTCAATGTTGTTATCGACACTGCCTCTCCTTGGCAGGATTTTGCTGATAGTCCATTCGGTACTCAGTATGGAGACTGGACCAGTGCTAGTCAGATTCTTTCTTCGAGTACTAACTCGAGCTCAACAAGCTCAACTCGTAATACTGGATCGACAAGCACCACTACTACAAATACTACCACGACTACTACAGATCTAGTTGAAACTACTAATTCGCGTAGTGTCACTAATATGCAGGTTGGCACCTCAACTAGCACTTATGATCTTGGCACGTATGTGACTGATATCACGATGAATCCTTTCATGCGTAGCCGTGAAGTCGCATTCATTGCAACATCATTGAAGCCTAATTCGCGATTTTGGGTCTACTTTGATGAAACTCCTGTCAGTCAATATTGTGCTCCTGGCACTCCTTCCAACTTGTTCGATCCTAATACTGGGACCGCAACAATCACTGAAGGACGTGAATCTGACGTAATCACTAGAACTGCAGTATGGGGAACACAGTTAGTTTCCGATTCAGGCGGCAATCTATATGGCATGTTTAAGATTCCTGATGGAATCTTCAAGGTCGGAGATCGCAAGTTCGTATTGGCTAATGTTGATAGTTTGACAGCAGGTGACGACGCCATGCTATCATCTGCTGCCGTTGTTTATACCGCATCTTCGATGTCCGTAACTAAGAAGAGCGCTACAATCAGCGTAATTGAACCTAAAGTTTCCGTAAATATTGGTTCGGAAGTAAATGTTCAAGTAGCAACTAAGACGACATCTAAGACCGCCACAAATACAACTATCACACGCACAGTTGAAAGTCGTGAGTCGAATCCATCAAGAATCAATAATCGGTCAAATGACCCATTAGGTCAGTCATTCCTTACAACAACTCCTGATGGAAACGTTCCTGGAATGTTCCTTGATAAGATTGACATCTTCTTCAAGGCGAAGGATCCTACACTAGGTGTAACCCTATATATTTGTGAAATGCAGGCAGGATTTCCTGATACGTCGAAGATTATAGATTCATCCTACCTTAAACCATCTGAAGTGAATATTTCAGATGATGGAACGGCTGAAACTACATTCAACTTCCCTAACATTCCATATTTGACCTCTGAGAAGTTCTACTCATTCTTCATTATGCCAGATGGCAATAGTCCTGAGTATCTTGTTTGGATGGCTGAAGTTGGCGGTCAGGACATTGCTACTGGATTTAAAATCTTCTCCAATCCATATATTGGAACTGCATTCCTATCGTCTAACACTGAATCTTGGACGATCTTGCAGACTGAGGACGTTAAGTTCAAACTATATCGTTGCCAGTTCACCTCACTTACTGGGACAATGTCACTTGTTGACCAGGATGACGACTACTTTACGGTAGACGGCTTCTCAATCTCCAATACTTCGACTACAATTGAGGTTGGCGACGTAGTATACACTCAGAATACTACAGGCGGCGTATTGACAAGTAACAGTTCACCGTTTGGTGTTGTTCAGTTCGTAGATATCTCTAGTGATAAGTTGATTCTTGATGGATCTAGAGGTGGGTTCACTGCAAACACTGTTCTGCAGATTCACCGTCCAATCAACACGTATAACGCAGCTCAGATTACATCAAACACTTTGATTGCAACTGCCACAATTGAATCAGTTGATAATGTACCTTACTCTGTAGTTGTTCCTCGAATTGGAACTGTTACTCCAAGTGGAACTTCGATCGAGTTTAGATACAAGGGTTCCGATAATAGTGAGACTTTTGACTCAAATTTTGTTCCTATTCAGGCTGAATATGAGCAGGAATTCATTGATAAGATGAGAACTATCAAGTCAAAGAGTAATCGTATCGCTATTGACTACTCGGCTGAGTTTGAAGTTACATTTAGGTCAACGAGTGATTATCTAACACCGGCAGTTGATCTTCGTCGTAAGACAGGATTGTTTGTAGAGAACTTGATCAATAATGATGTCACTAACGAGCACACTCGATATGGCAATGCATTGACCAAATACCTTTCTCTGAATATCACTCTTGCAGATGGACAGGATGCGGAGGATATCAAAGTGTTTGTCACTGGGTATCGTCCGGTTGGAACTGATATCCACTGCTACACCAAAATTTGGAATGCCGAGGATAGCGATAACTTCGACAACAAGCTTTGGACCAAACTTGATATGACTGAAGGCGCTTCAACCTTCAGTAGTTCGTTGAATACTAACGATTTCAGAGAGTTTGGTTATGGTTTCCCAAGTGTAGAGGGTATTCAGGGTCAGGCTTACAAGAATCCAACTACTGGAATTGTAGAATATAGAAATTCCACTGGGTCAATTTATTCGTCATATAAGAGTTTTGCTATCAAACTCGTATTGACATCTGATCGCAACGAATTAGTACCGAGGTTGGATGATGTCCGCTCCATCGCACTGCAATCCTAGGAGGTCCCACTTTAGCTAAAGAAACATAATAATCCAATGAATAACAGAGAAACTGTTGAAAAAATTGCTAGTAAAAATCGTGGGAGACTTTCTTGGAACAAAGGTATTGCTCGAACCGAAGAGCAAAAACTTCATCAATCACTATTAATGAGAGGCCGAATAGGTCCTACTAAAGGTCGTCCCTCACCGAGTAAAGGAATAAAACGAACTCCTGAAATTATTGCCAAACATTCAAAAGAATATATTATAAT